CAGAACCTTTCCTTAATGAATCATCCAATAAGCCTAAAGTCAAAGCTATCCTTTGTGCCGGATACCCTGGAACTGGAAAAACACTTGCTGCTAAAGTCCTTTGTTCTATTCTCAATTGGCCTGGGATCTTATTCGACATTGGTGCAATTAAAGAGGGTATTGTAGGTGAAACTGAGAAGAAGATGCGTAGAGCAACATATACAATTGATTCCATTGGAAGATGCGTAATCATTATGGATGAAATTGAAAAGTTCTTTGGATCTGAAAGTAATACAATGGACAGTGGTGTTCAATCAGGAATGCTTGGACATATGCTTACATGGATGCAAGAAAGACAATCTGAAGGTATTCTATTTGGAACGGCAAATAAACTCGATGCACTTCCACCTGAATTCAAAAGAGCAGGTGGTCGATGGGATACTATCTTCTTTGTTAATTTACCTAATCCTAATGAAGTCAAAAAGATAATTGAAATTCACAATCGAAAATATAATGCTGATGTTCAAACAGATAATAAATTTTGCGCTCAATTATCTAATGATGGATGGTCTGGAGCAGAAATTGAACAATTGGTTAAAGATTCTCATTATGAACCAATTGAAGAAGCAATGATACATATTCCTGTTCTTTCCAAACATGAAGCTAAAAAGTTTCAAAGAACAAGAGAACAAGCACAATTGTTTCGATGGGCTAATGAAAAGAAAGAAACAACAGAAGTTAAAAAACCCCGAAAAATTAAACTTCAGTAAAATGAATAAATATATACAACAATATTGGACAATTGATTATGAAGATCCTGATCCATATCGAATATTAAAATGTCCTAATCCTAAATGTGGACATGAACAAGCAGAAACAAAATGGGTAGGATGGCATTCAATGGAAATTGAAGCTAAATGTCCTAAATGTAAATGTGTTTATCTACATGATTGTGAAACAGGAGCAAGTGATTTAATTTTTGTTAAAAATATAATGACATTAAAACAAAAATTAAATGCAATTAAATTTAAATACCAATTAGAAAAAGGAGATTGATATGTCACATAATGAAATAATTGATTTAGAAATAGGTGATCTCAAAGTATTAGCTGCAACAGTTAAACGAATGAATGGCGAATTGATACTTAATAAAAAAACCTATCGTTGGTATGGACATAATGTTGGTGATTACCCTTTACCGGAAGGTGTTAAAGCAGAAGATCTTGGCAAATGTAAACATGCAATTGTATTTCCTGATATTGATTATCAAGTCGGAGTAATTGAATCTCGATCTAAAAAAGGAGCATATGAATTACTTTGGGATTTTTATGATCGTCAATTGAAAGAAAGAATGGGAGGAGAAAAAGGAATTGCACTTATTCAACATTATACAATGGTAAAAGCTAAAAATGCTGCTACTCAAAAAGGTAAAATATGTCGTGAATCAATGATTAAAACCAAAACAGGAATCAAACGCAAAATAGTAATCAACGTATAAAGGAGTCAATTATGCAAAAACAAATAATCATAGAAGTCGATGAAAATGGAAAGATCAATTTTGAAACTGACGGATTTGTTGGGCCAGAATGCGTTAATAATGATATAGTCAATCATATTAAAAATGCATTAGGCAATGGACTTGGGCCAGATCTTAAACCTATATTTTATCAGAAAGGTCAAACAAAAACAGTTCATAAAAATCTCTGTGGTTAAACATAAAACAGGGGAATCATACTTTCAAATGGATCTTTATAAAGTTATATTTATTATACCCTCAACTGGCAATCGAATTATATTTGATCAAGTTCAAGCTGAAGTTGAAATACAAGAAAAAAATTATGAACATAAAAATGCATTTGGTGCAATTGATGCTATAATACCATTATCGCATTATTTAGATATTGTTCTTACAATACATCATCATGATATAGCTCAATTGAATGAAGTTAAAGGACAATTATATTCAGAAGAATTATATCTTCATTTTAAAGATGCTCATCCTTGTTTAATTCGTGGAACAGTAAGAGCAATGACATTTGATAATCATAATGCAACAGTTAGATTCAAGGGTAATACAATTGATAAAACTTACGATGATTATATTACAGAAGCAACTACTCAATTAAATGAAGCTTTTGAATATACTTTAGAATCAGAAAATCCAATTGACGATGGTAAAACAGATTTTGATGAATGGAAAGAAGGTACAATTGTGAGTAAAGGAATAAATCAAGCAGATAAAGAAAAGAAAGGTAAAGTAATTAAACGCAAACTTACTTTTTAAAAGAAAGGAATAATGCTATGCCGAAAATATCAAAAAACAAAAGCAATGAAATTAATATTTTTGACCTTGGAACCTTATGCCAATTTGAAACTCATTCATGGCAAGCACGTAAAACCATACCTAAAGAGATTAAAGAACGAATGACTGAAGAAACTGAATGGGTATCTGGTTTTAGACGATTAATTAAAAAGGAACGTCTACAACCAATCAATTCAGTCATTACTTCAGTTCGGAACTATATTTGGGATATCTCTTTGGAATTTCCAATTAAATCCGTTCATTTCATTTCCAATCAAGTTACAGAAGAAGCAGACATTAAACTCAGGGCATATGTTAAAATGCTTAAAAAAGAAGTTAATCTATTTGCCAAAGACTATGACAAATGGATTAAGGAATCTGAAAAAGCCTTAAAGAAAGACGGATTATTCGATAAGGGATTATATCCAATGAATGTTAGGAATTTATATTCAATTGAATGGAGATGGTTTGACATGACTATCCCTGCCGGAATTACTGATGAGATGTATAAGGTTGAATCTGATCGTATTCAAAATATGATGGATGAAACAAGGCATAACTGCATTATCGCAATGCGTGAAGGATTTGGTCAATTGGTAATGCATTTAACCGATACTCTGAATGGTAAATTGGATGGTGAAAAGCGCAGGGTCAGACCTGAATCATTGGAAAAGATTGACAAGTTCTTTGAAACCTTCAAATACAAAAATATATTCAATGATAATCAATTGCAAGGTATAGTTACTCAAGCTAAAGATCTGTTGTCTGATGTAACTCCTAAAGATATTCGCAATGATGAATCATTGACCAAATTGATTCATTCTGAATTAAGTGATATGCAAAATGAACTTTCTAAAGCAACTGAAACATATAAACGTAAGTTAACCTTTTAGGAGTTACCTAATGGCATATGATCCAGAATTTTCAGTTGATCGATATAACCTTGAAATTGAAGCAGAACGTCAATCAGCATTGATGCGTAAATGGACTAAACGACAAGGAAGACATAAATCATTACTCAAATCAGCACAAAAAAATCTGGATATTCTGGAAGGTGAATTAGCTGAAGAATATAGACGTAACAAAAAAACATATGGTATTCAAAAGGATACTGATCAAGTAATCTTTCGATTAATTAAAGGTGATCCTAAATATGAAACTCAATACAAAGAAGTAATAAAATATCAACGATTGTATGATGATGCTAAATCAGCAGTAGATTCAATTGTTGAGAAAGGATGGATGATTAAAGAATTGGTTAAACTATGGTTAAATAATTATTATTCAAATCCAATTGTTAAAGAAAATGAAATTAAACCCAAACGAATTATTTTAAAGGAGGATTAATTATGTCATTACAAGATCGATTGAACAAAAACAAAGCAAAATTGGGATTAGGTACAAAATCTTCTGAAAGTGCAATTGTTGATAAGTTTAAAAAGCGCAGTACAACTACATTGGAAAAAACATATGATGATAGAGATAAACAGACTAAATCAGGTGGAATGGGTAAAACTATTTTTGATCCTGAAATGCTTATAGAATATGGATTAGAAGAATGGCAACCTCATCAAACAGTAGGTGATCACTTTTTTGATATCATGCCTGTTTCATTCGATCCATTGATTCCTTATTGCTTTGAAACATTAGTTCATTTTGCAGTAGGTTTCGCAAAAGATCAATACATTTGTCCTCATCATTCTCATAGAAAAACTTGCTATCGATGTGAAGCTCAATCAAAACTCTATCGTAAAAAGGAAGAAATGCTTAAAATATGGTCAGAAGAACGATTCAAAGATGCAGCAAAACGATTGTATCCAAGAGATAGAGTTATTTTCTTAATCTGGAAACGTACTGAAGAATTACTGCAAGATGAACCATCTGATCTTACATTACGATTGTGGAATGCACCAAAAGAAGCAGTTCATAAAGAAATCCAAGCAAAAGTTAGAGATAAGATCAATCGAACAACATTGGATATTTCTGATATCTCTCCTAATGGTGAAGGTCGAACTGTTGGAATGGAAATTGCAAAAAATAAAACATCAGCAGGTACATTTCCTGGGTATAGTGCATTTGAATTACATCCAAGAGAAAAACCAATTCCAAAGGAAATATTAGAACAATTGAATAAAATCATAATTGATGCAGATGAAAATGGTTTTAATAACGCAATTGAAATGTTCATTCACTTCCCTACCTATGAAGAAATCAAAGAATCAATGTTGACTGAAGAAGATGATGATGAAAAAACTCCTACTGCTTCTGACAAAAAATCATCATTAAAACAACAATTACAATCAAAAGACATAGAAGATGATAATAACAAAACAGTTACCGTTGAAGAAGTTTTAAAAGAAATTGAATTAATATGTGCTGAATTACAAGAAATGCTTAATAAAAAATCTTCAATTGCATTTAAAGCATGGTGCAAAAATAATAATTACGAAGAAGCATTAGAATTTTCTGAACAGACAGCAGCAGTTGAAGCTATTATTGAAGATTTTTATGAAAAACAAATAGCTGAAGCAGATGTTGATATTTAACTTTTAATTAATTATATAATAAGGAGCAATCATGGCAAGAATTAAATTGGAATCCAAAATACCCAATTTACGTGAGCGATTAAAAACTTGCGAAATATTGCCAGAAGTAGAGATAGGTTTAAAAAAACCTCTCTATTTTGTGGATTCGGGTTCTTGGATGTTAAATTTAGCATTAACAAATCAAGTGGATCAAGGTTATCCAGTCGGTAGAGTAATTAATCCAATTGGAGATTATTCTACCGGAAAAACCTTATTAGCATGTGAAGAAGTCAATTCAATATGGTATTTGGAGCATATACTTAAAAATAAAAAAGTTAAAATCTATTATGATGAACCAGAACATGCTTTTGATTATCGATTAGCTGCAAAGTTTAATGTACCATTAAATGAAGTATATGGATTACGTGAAGATCTAAAAGGATACAAACATAAAAAAGGTGAAAAACCTTTTACACGATCACGTACAGTTGAAGATCTTTATAATAATCTTGATCGCATTACTAAAACTGAAAGTGATTATGACATTGTTCTTTATGTATTAGATTCACTTGATTCATTAAGAGATGCAAGAGAAATTAAACATCTTAAAACAAAAGGTATTGCTAAACAAGACATGGGAGGATCTAAAGCAAGGGTATTATCTCAATTGTTTCGTAATATGATTGAAGGTGTACATAATTCAAATATTCTATTGTTTATCTTATCTCAAATCCGAATGAATGTCGGTGTAGTATTTGGAGATCCAAATGGAAGGGCAGGTGGCAAAGCTCTGGATCATTATGCTTCACAAATGTTTATGCTCAAAGAAATTGGAAAAATTCAAACTGAGAAAAAAATCAATCAAGGAATTGAAGTTAGAGTTAAAATTAAAAAGAACAAAACAGGTAGTCGTTACAATGATGTTGTTTTTAATATTTTACATGGATATGGAATTGATAACTATGGATCTGCTGTAAATTTTCTTTGGGATGAAAAACAATTTGAACGATCCGGTAATTATCTTATTTTTAATGGAGAAAAAATGTATCGAGCAGATCTAATTGAATTAGCAGCTAACAATATAAATGTTGCAGATCTTTTAAAAGAAAAATTACAATTCTATTGGAATGAAATCGTTCTTGAAGCTGAGATTGATCGAAAACCTAAATGGGGAGGTTAACTTGGATGATTTAAAAAAGTTTTTTGATTTTTTTTTGAGTGCAGATTCCAAAGAAAGAGAAGCAGTTTTTGGAAAAATACCCAATTTTCGTGGACTATTAAAAATCAATCAAGAGTTTAATTTTATTAAGCTAACGGATTTAATTCAATTATATGTCTATCTTTTTTATCCAAAGGATATTATTGTAGTTATTTTAGATCCTCAATTAGCAATAGAATATGTACCAAAAATTAAAATGTTAAAGAGGGATAATTTTGATGCATATTTAAAAGCCAAATATTGTAATTTTATTGTAATTGATTTTGAATCAATTGTAGCAGCAGAAGATTGGGTATTTTCTTTTCCTACTAATGAAATCAAATATGAAATTTATTCAAAAACAAAATTAGTTCGGAGTCAAGAAGGAAAAATATAATATGGCAAAAGGTGGAACATATGAAGGGGAAATATCAAAAGAACTATCTCTTTATTTAACCCATATGAAAACTGAAGATGGGATCTGGAGAACTGAACAATCAGGTGGTAGAGCAACAACTAAAGCAAAAGCTAATATGCAAGTGCGCCAAGATCAATATGGAGATATAACCTATACTATTCCAGAAACAAAATTCTGGTTCGATATATTTTCAATTGAATGCAAAACGGGATATGCAAAGAAAACCAAATCAAAGAAAAAGAAAAGTACAACAGTAACAATGTGGTCACTTCTGGATTTAATTGATTCACAACAAATAATGACTCAGTTTCATGAATTTTGGAATCAATGTCTTAATGATGCAATTGAATCAAAACGTGAACCAATGCTTATATTCCGTAGAAACAGACGATCTTCCTGTATTGCTATGCATATTGATATTTTTATAGGATTTATAAAACGTTTTGGAGATCCTACTTTTAATTTTATAACTGTTAATGGTGAGTTTTGTTATCTTCCAGTTACTATAATGAATTTACGACAATTTTTTGATTGGACTGAAGCTATTAATCCTATTGTAGTACAGAACTATATTGTACGACAATTGATGCGGAGGAAAAAAAATGAAACGAAATAACATAAACTGGATATTTAACAATCATTCAACAGAAAGGTTTTTTGAACGTACCTCTTTAAATTCAACTAAAAAACAAATTGCTAAAGCAATAATTAATAAACAAATAACACCCTTCAAAAGAATAAATGTTACTCGATCTATGACTTACATTCATGTGAATAAAGAAATCATTAAAACTGTTATGCATCGAAAGAAAAATAAAATCATTACAATCCTACCCTGGAAGTCCATCTATCAATACATTATCAAATTAGAAATTACTCAATATCAAAGTGGAGTATATACTATTCATCTATTCCCTGATTGTTACCTTGAAACTAATAAACCAAATGCTTTGACCAAAATATATAGAGAAAATATTGAAAATATTGAATACAATCATCCATTATTCAATACAATATTTAATATAGCATGGTATTATTTTCAATTAGATGAAGAACATAAAACTATACAAAAGAAAAGGATAACAGGGAATGAAACGTTTGAAATTAAAAGAAAAGCCAAAACGATTGAGCCTATCATCCGATACGGAATCGACCATTGCGAATTACATTGATAATATAGAATATTTGTTAGACGAATATCATTTACACACAAAAATAAATGAAGATCTTCCCTATTATAAATGGATTAAATACACTGACCATTTACCATTAAATGAACATAGACCTATCTTAATTTACGATTCACATTATGATAACATATCTGAAGGTATCTCTTTTGTTGCTCTACAACATGGTTTATACAGTAAGTACATGAAATATGATAAGTATTTACCTTCCCACTGGATGCGAATAAAAAAACCGGAGGATTAATAT